TTTCAATTTTAGCTTTAGAGGGTGTACCCGCAGCTCCTAAAGTACCATTAGAAATATTATAGTATGCTTGTAAAGTCGATGCCGTTGCTCCTGTTGAAAGTATTCTAATAAAATCTATATTGTCTTTTTTTAAAAAAACAGAACCTACGTAGCTTGTACCTGCTGCCGATGTAAAGGAGTAGGCTATTCTTGGGGTTATATTCGTGCCTATAGGTGCTTGTAAATAAGATGCGTTTAAACTACCCGTTGGCGATATTTCAGTATTCAAATCAATAGTTGCTCCACCCTCTTTAATCCAACTACTATCGCTAAAAAGTTCCGATTGTGTTATTAGGTTTGTACTCTGATTTTCCCACAACCAGTGCCCGCAGCCACTATCTGGAATTATATTACCGCTACCATCATAACTGAAACCCTCGTAGTTTATTCTCGGTAGGTTATTTGCAACTACTTCAACTAGACCTAGTGAGTTTATTCTTGTTCCCTCAGTAGCACGTGAAAATTGAAAATCTCCGCTCCCGTCCTCTGGTTTAACGCAAAGCGCCTCTCCGTTATTGTAGGCGGTTGGTGTTAACACGATACTCGCACGCTCTAGTAAATTTGCCATATTATTGTATTTTTTCTATTTTATCTAAAATTGCGGTAGTACAAGTTTCATTTTCGTAATATGTTGCACGCGCTTGTAAGCTCGTGAGCAAAGTCGGGATACCACTCCCGAATAACATCATTATTACTCTGCGCCTACTCATTAAAGCGTAGAATCAAAGTAAGAATCTAAAGCCGTTTTTAAAGCTGCAAAACTTGCGTAAGCTGTGCCTGCCTCGTCTTGTAAATCCGAGAAGATAGTTTTATCTAAAACAGCCACGTTATTGGTTGTTTTAATAATAATAAAATCCCCTTGCTTTTGTCTTTGTATTTCGCAATATGCTGGGTATCTGTATTCGATGCCGTTTAATATTACTAGCTCCTTTGTTACTGAATCGACGTAAATTTTCATTTTTTATATATTTATTAAGTTGTTACTGTTATACTCCACCCTTTAGCCTCTAGGCTTGCTTTTGCTGCTAGACCTACAGAGCTAGGCGCTTGCCCTCCCGTTTGTGTAAACGTTCCGTTTATCTGCCCTGCGAAATCTATACTCTCAAGTATGCCGTCTATTGATTGCGTATTTAAAGCCGTATCTCTAAACGCCTCTGTGAAATTTGTTGCTGTGCAATTATCAAAAGCATGAGCAGGAAATGACTTTAATAATACGCAGCTTTGCCAAGCGCTATCCAACTCCGTACCGCTACTAAAATCTAATAAAGGAAACTCTGTTAATACGGAGCAATCTCGCCAAGTATTAATAAACTCCTCGCCTTTGCCTGTATTTATAAAAGGGAAACTTGTTAAAGCTTCGCAGCCGTCAAAGGCTTGCTCGAAATTTGTTACATTTCCAAAGTTACCCTCGTCTGTAGCGCTAATAGTTAAATTTGTGCAACCCCTAAAAGCAAGCTCTTGAACTGTAGAGCCTTGTCCGTATATCCCGAAATTAGATAACTCTATTATTTTAACGCTATCCGCCTCTGCCTCGTAATCAAACGCAGGAAATACTCCCGAAATACTTACTTTATGTATACCAGAGCCGCTTGGAAACGTGATTGTATGGTTTCCTGTTAACCCCGTAGCGTTATATCCCTCGTCTGTTGTTACATCATATAAAAAAGTACCTGCTCCCGTTACAATATTAAAGGTATTTGACGTTGCTATGATGTCGGTATTCACATTAAACTCTAAAAAGTTAACGCTTTCGCTGTTAAATATTGTAAAATCTGTATTAAAATTACTTAAAAAATACGCTTGGTTATCCTCTCTCGCTTTTAACGATATTGTCGAGCCATTCATTGCGTTTTTTTCTCCTCCAGTACCTGCGTTTATTGTAACCTCTCCGCCATTCCAAAGACCTATGAGCCTATAGTTACCGTTTCGGTCTAATATGATAGCGCAATAGTCTTGATACATCAATTTAAAAGCGTTCAAAGTCTCAAAGCTACGAGGCAATGTAAAAGATAAGTCTTGAGACCATTCAATACCGCCGTTTGTAATTGTAGCGTTTTCGGTAAAGCTAATATTTACAGCCTCATACTCGTAAATCGTAGTACTTGGGAAACTCGTAATATTTTGCGCGTCGGGATTGTTCACTATAGAGCCACCTCCGAAAGTAATATCCGAAACCCCATATTTTACGTATGGAAATAGATACACCTTATCGATGCCGCCTTGAAAATCCTTACAAGACTCTGTATAACCTCTTTGTATAGTACAATTCGCCATATATTAAAACTTAATTATGTCCTCTGGACTCTGTGGGTATGGGTTTTGCATTCTATTTGACGGATTACCAAAAAACCAACCGCTGCGATTTGATACGTGCGTCGATGCGTCTACGCCGTCCTGCGTTGTTTTATACTCTGTAATATGGTTTAATACTATCCAGTCGTTAAACCTATCTATAAACGTATCTGCCATGCCTGCATAAGTATTCGATAACCTAGTCAACTCCTCCGCGCTCATTAATTGAGCATTGTCTGCGGTATGCGAAACGCTGCCTCCGTTAGCTACCATATAGTTACTAATTAGCACAAAGTTTGCAACTGTTTGAAATTTGGTTATCGGTTGCACATATTTAGTGTATAATTCAAGGTATAATCCTGTTAAATTATTAGCCGTTGCGCCTGCTAGTATTACGTCGTAAAGTTGCTGCCCTAATAACGGGAGTATTGTTGTATTCATTACGTCGGAAATCACAAACACAAAGCGGTCATTGTCAACTCCTCCGCCTACAATCGTAGTTTGTTTAATTTCTGTCGGTGATATAAAGAGAAAATCTGCCATATTATTTGTATCTGCCGTTATCTGGTTTGTCTATTTCTGCGATTGCAACGTCTTTTGCATTTTTTACAGGCTTATATCCTTGTCTTTTTGCCTCGTTTACGTTTACAGAGGTTGTCTGTTGCATCGCTCCGCCTCCTTTAGGCTTTCCGTCCTCGTTTAATTTCTTTTTAAATACTCTACGTTCCCAACGATGGTAACAATTAACTCCGCCACCATAAAGAAAGATGTCGTATTTGCCTCCACTATGCGCAAACTTGCCATTTACACCCTGTTGGCTCATAAGCTCGATATCCTCTTTGCGGTAAACTTTGCCTGCGTCCGATAGTGAAACCATTTTATTACAGAAAGACCTAGATTGCCCTTTTGGGGTTTTGCTAGTTCCTTTAGTAAAGGCGTAGCGAGTTTTCCATAGCTTTGTATCCTGCTCGCTTGTTTGATTTGCAGACATTTTAACGTCGTACTCTTTGCCGTCTGTTAATTCGTATCCCTCTGGAGCGTCAAGAGCGTATTTTTCTAGTATCGCAAACAGCTCGATGTCCTCACTCATACAAACGTGAGAGCTTAACTCTGCGGTTTCCTCTTTTACCTCTACAACTTCCTCAGTCAATGGAGCAAAGTATAAATCTAGGTTAATCCCGTAGTTTATTAAAACCTCCTCTATTGCATCAAGGATAAAATCCTGCTTTGGCTTTATAACTCTCTTTATAGTTTGGCGCTCGCTCATATCCATCTCGTCGGCTACTGAGCTAAATCCACTTGCAGACGATAAACCTACTAACGACGGCGATATTACTTTGTGCGCTGTCATTATTTGATTTTTTGCCTCAGTTGTTAGCGTTTCCCATTGCTTATGCACGTTTGCATTAACAGGAAACGGCGTTACCTCTATAGCGACCTCTTGGTCGTTAAAGCTGATAATAAAATTCGACGCGTTAGAGCTAGACGTTAGTTTACGTTTAACTTGTCTCTCGAATTCCTCTTTCTCCTCTGGAGTGTAATTAGTTCCGTTTGGTATCTGTATTATATACCCTGCGCTTAATCCGTTTTTAATAGACGATATTTGTACGTTGGCGATTTCCTCTTCCATCTCAGCATAAACTAAAGCCGCCGTATAACTTGGAGCGCCAAAATATTCAGCGCCTACAACGTAAGGCTTTGCTACATAAACAGAGTTGCCTTTAGCAGCGCCGTAAGCGTTAAAAAGTACGGGAGTATTTTCTGCGTCCGTATATTTACGCCAATTTCTAGAAAACCAATAGTGTTCTATTTCGTTTTTTTCGTTTGCAATAGACGGGATTATCATTTGCTTTGGTATGTGCGTCAGAGAATGCAACTCTCCGCCTTTGGTTTCTATAACCTCAAAGCTAAACTCTCCAAAAACTTGAAAATCTGCGACCATTTTACGCAGTTCTTTAGGTCTTAATATCGTTTGTAATCTTCCCCAATGCTCTGCGCCTAAACTTCCGCTAGATGTGCGCAATCCTTTACCATAAATAAGCGTACTATATGACTGGTTAATACTTGAGTTTGTAGGACTTCCGTTATTTCGGTCTATAATGTAATTGTAATGCTCATTATTACGCCCATTCATTACCCAATCCCTAGACTTATCCTCCATAAGAGGCGGTCTTGTATAGCTCGTTAATGTTATTAGTTTAATATCACTCATATTTTTACCAATTATATCGGTTTGCTGTTTGCTTGTATTTCTGTGCTACCTGCGTTGTAGCTATTACTAGACCTCTGTAAACTATCTCTTGAGCTACGTCGTCCGTTAGTCTTAGCTGGTAACTGCTCTCGTCTAAAAATGTATAATCAAATACAAGAGAGAGCTTGTAATCTCCGCCTATTGAATAGGCAGGCGTTACCTTCGTAGTCGTTCCTAGAGTACTATCCGTAATGGTTAAAGTTAACACGTTAGACGGAATATATCTAGGTATTATCTTTATTGTATGTGTACTTAAATTAGGGTTAACTATCATAAAACAACCTTGTATATAATTAAAACAAAATATTGCTTGTATTGTTATTATTTAAACAAAAAAAAACCTTACAAATTAATGCAAGGCTTTTTTTATAGTATAAAACTAGATTAAGATACTACCGCTAAAAAAGAGGTTTGAGTAGCTGAGTCTAAAAATGGAGCTAAGTCCTTGCAAGTAGATACACCCGTTAAAGTATACATATTACCGTCCGTTTTTGCTCCCCCAGTCGATGCCACGACTGTAAAGTCGATTCCATCGTCAAGACCGATAGCTATATAGTTTCCGTTTCTGTCGACTACTACCGCGCTAGGATATCCTGCTGCTAATAGATTAAACTCTGCATTTGTTGCAGCGTCCATTGATTTTAAGACAGTCGTAAGCGTTTGAGTATTTACTCTGCTGCTCGTATTTCTGTCTCCCACCATTGACTGCTCAAGTGTATTGCCGTCTCCCTCTAAAGGATAAGCAAACGCTGCCGTCAATGCTGCATTCATTGCCGTAGCCTCTCCGTTTGAAACGGTAAAAGCATCGGGTAAGCTGTCAAAGAGATAAAGGGTAGACTGACCTCCGAGTCCGTCTTTGCACACTTTAGCTCTTCCGCTTGTAAGTAAACACGCCATAAGTTATAGATTTTTTTTAGTTGCTTTACGCAACCGATTATTAATGTTTTAAAAAAGGGAGGCGGTTAAACCTCCCCTAGTATTTAGGCTGTTGTAGTAAGTAACCAAACAATCTCTGCTCCGTAAGAATATCCTACAGCGCCACCGAATACAGACTTGTATAAAACATTTCCGCTCAAATCTACTTCGTCAAGGTCTTTAACTCTAATAGAGGTCGCATCTGAAGCAAGTCCAGTACCCATAGTGATATTTGCCTTTTCAAATAAAACGATAGTAGAATCTGGTAATCCGTTTACAACTTGCACAGTATAACGTCCGTATACTAATCCTGTGTTAGCGTCGCCACCTAATCCGTTAGCTGCTCCGTTTTGGATAAGTAACTTAGTGTATGCGTCTGCAACGTCTGGAGATACGATAAAGTTTACTGACTTACGTCTTAAAGCGTAAGGTAAAGCTCCTGTCGCTGCGTCGAATGCTGCTAGTACGTTAGACGTAGAGATAGCCGCTCCGATTGCTGTAATCCCGTTGTTTGCTTTTATAACGTCTCCGTCTGCTGCAAACTGCGTAATTAATCCGCTCATTTGTCCTGCTGCTCCCGAGCCGTTCCAAATTTGGTTCTCGAACCATTCGGCTAATTTACCTGCAGTATCTGCAACGATAGCGTCTGCAATTTCTTGAGGTGTTTGGTCGTTAAAAGCAGATGCTCCCATAGACTCGCCGCTCCACGTTGGACGGAAATCTTCTTTACAGATTGTAAACTCGTTTTTAAACTTTGAAAGTGTTAGTACTTTCTCAGAGTAAGCTACTGCGTCTGTTGCTGCTGTAGTTCCACAAGCGTAATCTACAACCCCAAGAGTAACGTCTAAGTTTCTCAAGTTTAATTTGTACCCTACGTCTGGTACTACGTTGATTAATCCAAGTCTAAGAGTATCCTCTTCCTTGATAGCCTGTAGCATAATGTCTACGGCTGCACTTCCTGCATAATTTGATGTAATTGCCATTTTTTACCTATTTTAAATTAATTAATTTACTTGTTTGCGTTTTTGATTATTTCAAGGATACGCCCTTGCTTTGTTAATTTTACTTGTTTCGGTTGTGAGCTAATAGGCTCAACAGACGGCTGCGCCGAAAGTGTAACTACCTGCTCTTTTAACTCTACATTTTCAGATGTTAAAGTTTCTAGTTTAGACTCTAAGCCGCTCATTTTAATGTCCATACTCTCGGCGTAAGCCTTAAACATATCGTCTAAAATTTCTTTGATTACTTTCATAGACTCCTCGTCTGCGTTAACCTCTTCGATTACCTCGTCCTCTTCGGCAAGCTCTGCCTCTGGCTCTACCTCCTCGACTACTTCCTCGTCTACTACTTCCTCGCCCTCAGACATAGACTCTACAAGTCCGTCTTTAACTACAATCTCTCCGCCTTCGTCTAGTTTATAGCTTCCGTCGGCTAGTTGCACTTTCTCCTCGTCTGCCATTAAAAAGACAGCCGCTCCAACCTCAAGAGTTTCGCCCTCGAATTGAATATCTAGCTCTCCAGATTTTACGCTCCCTAGAGTTACCTCTATTTGTTTCTCGTTTTTGCTTACTATATCTTTAAGCAATGCAAGAATACTTTTGTTTTCTTTACTCATTTGTATATCGGTTTTTAAATTTACTTCCTCTAGTTCGACCATGCCGTCGATTGAAAATCCTCGCAGCTCGCCCGTCTTAATATAGTTGTTCCAAATATCGTCGTTATCTACTTTCATAGAAACAAGCCAAGAGCCAACAGGATAACTAAGTCCATAGGCTGCGGATTTATCTTTTTTAGGGTCGGCTACTAGCCAAGACTCGGTAAAAGTTACGCCCTCTATTGGTGTATCGTGTTCTAGCTTTGAGTTTAATTGGAATCCGCTTTGAAAAAAGTTTTGAGAAAAATCTCGTATTGTTTCCTCAGAGAAAAACATCTCAAATTCGTTGCCGTTTTCGTCTACTCTATAAATTAGCTGTTCTGGTTGTAATACCAAACCCATTAAAATACGTTTCTCCTCGTCTACTTTTGCAAGCGTTACAATCTTGTCTTGTTTTGCCATTGCAATGAAATGTTCAGCGGTGGCAGGGTCGTGTACCAATGAGATAGCAAAGACTCCTTTGCTCTTTTTATTGTATTTTCCCTCGTATCTTTTCATAGGCTATATTATACTAACAATAAATTGTTGTTTTTGTTATTTTTTTAATTAAAATCCGCTTGAGTCGATTACGTTTCTGTCTGCGCTTTGAGCTGTGGTAACGTCGCCGCTAACAACTATAGCTTTGACGGCGTTGTCTTGCCCTGTTATGCTGTCTTGTATTGCGTTGCTTTCCGTTCCCTCTACTAGATTAAACGCTGGAGCGGTTGCTCCTGCGTCTGCGCCTCCTCCTGCGCCTCCTGCGTCTCCTCCTCCTTTACCTAAAGCTGAGAGTCCTTTAGCGGTTGCTGCAACAGACGAGGCAATACCGATACCCATACGGATAAAGTTTGCGGTAATCAAAGCAGGCGCAGCTACTCCGCCCTCAAGTGTTAGCTTTGCATTTGCTGCGTTTGTATCTATTATGTTTTTTGCAATACCTACGGCGTTCGATGCTATTATAGACGCAGCTTGTAGCTCCTTATTTTCCTCTGCAAATCCTGCTAATATATTAAAGCCAGTCGCTACAGCGTCAAGGCTTGCGTCTTGTATTGCTTTTTTTGCGTCTGCTGTTGCTTGGTCGTTAGCTTTTATTTGCTTGTTTGTTGCTGTATTATTAGCTACAAGTTGGTTGTCAATACCTTGCTTTTTATTTAGGTAATCCTGTTCGGCGTCTACTCTCTGCTGCGTACCCTCTGCGTAGAGTAACCTCTTAGCCTCTAAGTCCTCAAGAATCGCCGTATTTTCTAGCTCAAGCGCAGACTTTTGTTTTTGTAATTTTACTAAAGGGTCAATCTCTTGCTCTGCGTCAAACTCTCTTTGCTGCTTTTGCCTTTCTCCCTCTGCGTTTGTAACAGATGTTATTAAACCTTTCTCCTCTAGTAGTAAAGTATTTGTATTAGATTTCTGCTCTGAGCGTTTACCCTCTATATCTGCCAACACTTGAGCGCTTGCAGCCTCCGCAGCAATTAAAGCCGCGCGGTTATCGATACTATCATTTTT